ATCACCAATCTTCCATCAGTTGAAGTATGGGTCCGTAAAGAATATCTGACAGACCATCAAAGTGGACACGGTGAATTTGTTAAGGGCGTTTGGGTTTCGGCAAAGTCGATTCCTGGACGCGCTTTTTATTTTGAGACATATTTACCAGAATATGCTGCGATGTATGATAAATTACCTATCAGCGCATTTGTCTCGTCACCAAAGACACCTGATCCTGATATGGACCTTCCAAACCTACAGTTTTGGAACTGTATGGACTATGGTGTAGTCAGTATTGACAAAAAATTCATCGGAAGTATGGACTTTGAGTGTTATACACGCGATTTTGGTATTCAAAAAGGTACATATGTTTGTACTCTTGACAATTATCACCGTGATCCTGATATGGTAGACTGGGCAACGAGTGAAAATCCTGCCGAACATAAGTCTCATAACCTAATAGAGTTACGTAATGGGCAGTTTGCACTGTACCCAAACAATCGATTGCGTATTTTTGACAATAGTCTGACACCTGCAGAACCAAAAATGCCAGATTTTAAGGTTTCGACTCAATATTATCAAGTAGAATGTGGTTATGAACGTCTCGGAATGGGAAATGAAGATGAATACCACTGGAAAACCGCTCAAGAGCGTGAAATAAATACGGATAAGGGATAGCAACCCCTCTAAAAGTTCTGATTTTAACAAATCAGGAGCTAAAATGGGAAATCATCATCAAGTCGATAAGGGAGAATTGTTCATCGAACAAGGAATGACCCTTATTACAGAAGTAGAAAGTGAAAAATATCTTAGAAAAGCATCAAAACAAAGAAAAATTGCTCAAAATGAGGAATTGTACCCAATTCCAGACGATCGTTTAGAGCGTCCTTGCGGTGGTGCTTATGGTTTTGATGATTTTGTCGAAAGGTGGCATGAGTAAATATAAATAAAATCAAGAAAACTCTATTCTAATGGCAGAACAAAGGATATCCAGAGCGTTCAAAGACATCAGTTTATCCTTTGTTCCTCATCCAGTGACAAAGGATCTTCAAGTTTTAAAAAATGAGAACGCGATTCGTAGATCTGTAAGAAATATTGTTGAAACTATTCCGACAGAAAGATTTTTTAACTCATTGTTGGGTTCTGATGTTAGGAGTAGTTTATTTGAATTTGTAGATTTTGGTACTGCATCTGTTATTGAAAATCAAATATTGGTGGCAATAGAAAACTTTGAATCAAGAGTTGAAAATGTAATTGTCGAAGTTAATCCATTACCAGATGAAAATTCATTTGATATTACGGTAACATTTGATGTTATAGGACAAGAGTTTCCAACACAAGAATATTCATTCCTCCTAGAGGCAACAAGATAAAAAATGCCTTTTACTAAATTTACAAATCTAGACTTTGATCAGATAAGAACTTCAATCAAAGACTATCTTCGATCTAATTCCACTTTTAGTGACTTTGATTTTGAAGGCTCAAACTTCTCTGTCTTGATTGATACCCTTGCATACAATACCTATATTACTGCATTCAACAGTAATATGATCGTCAATGAGTCTTTCTTAGACTCTGCAACTCTTCGTGAAAATGTAGTTTCACTTGCAAGAAATATTGGTTATGTACCCCGCTCTAGAACGGCAGCAAGGGCAGTAATATCCTTTAGTGTAACAACTGACGAAGACACACCTACACTAACCCTCAGGAGGGGTCTAGTGTGCGTTGGTAATGCAAATGATACATCATATACCTTCTCAATTCCAGAAGATATTACAACAACTGTGGTTGATGGAGTAGCCACATTTAATCAGATAACAATATATCAAGGAACCTATCTCACAAAAAGATTTACTTATGATGGATCTTTAGACCAGAGATTTATTCTCAATAACTCATTTATCGATACTTCCACCATCAGCGCATACGTTAGAAAAACAACTGAAAGTGGATTGGGTATCGAATATTCCGAAATATCCAATATATTAGAAACAACATCATCATCAAGAATTTATTTGCTACAAGAAGTTCAAGATGAAAAATATGAATTGAAATTTGGTGATGGTATAATTGGCAAAAAACTTGGTGATGAGGTTGGATCAGATGGTACGGTAATCACTGTAAATTACATTACCACTGATGGAGAGGATGGTAATGGCGCTAATTTATTTGTTTTTTCTGGAAGTTTAGTAAATGCATCGGGTGGAATTATAAACCCAGGAAATATAACCATTACAACAAATCAATCATCTCAAAATGGTTCAAATATAGAACCAATTGATTCAATCAAATATTATGCACCTAGAATTTATTCCGCACAAAATAGAGCGGTAACTTCTAGAGATTATGAAGCCATTGTTAAAAGAATATATCCAGAAGCGGAATCTGTTGCCGTTATTGGTGGTGAAGAACTCGATCCACCAGAATTTGGTAATGTAGTTTTGAGCATAAAACCAAAAAATGGCAGTTATGTATCAGATTTTAATAAATCTTTAATTTTGAGCAATTTGAAACAATATACTGTTTCTGGTATTAATACAAGAATCACCGATCTCAAAATACTTTATGTTGAAATAGATTCATCTGTTTATTATAATACTTCTCAAGTGTCTAATTCTGAGACATTAAAAACAAGTGTTATTAATAACATAACAAAATATTCAAATTCCTTAGATCTCAATAAATTTGGTGGAAGATTCAAATACAGCAAAGTTCTAAGTATAATTGACAATACTGACACTGCAATTACATCTAATATAACTAAAGTGATAATACGAAGAGATTTGAAGGCATCTCTCAATCAGTTTGCACAGTATGAACTTTGTTTTGGAAATAGATTTCATGTAAATTCCAAAGGATATAATATAAAGTCCACAGGATTTAAAATATCCGGAGATGTTGATACAGTTTATTTGACAGACATTCCAAATTCTGATCATAAGACTGGTATTATATCTGTTGTTAAGACTTTATCAGATGGAACAGAAAAAGTGATCAGTAAGTCTGCTGGAACTGTGGATTACTTAAAGGGTGAGATTAATTTAGGAGCAATTAATATAACTTCAACAAGCAAACCTAATGGAATAATTGAAATACAAGCTTTTCCAGAATCAAATGATGTTGTTGGATTAAAAGATCTTTATATATCATTTGATGTTTCTAAAAGCACAATAAATATGGTAAGGGACGTAATTGCTTCTGGTGATGAAATAACAGGAAATACATTTACTAAAGATTATTATACGTCAAGTTATTCAAACGGGAATTTAGCAAGAAACTAATATGATACAGACTGGATTTGAATCTAGAGTTAAGGTTCAACAAATCACAGGAATATCAAAGTGGACCGATAGATATTGCCGAAAATCTTGATCAATATCTAAAATTAGACAATCTTACACCAGAAGTAGTCGTTGATAGCAGCACCCTATCTTCCGATATAAATTCCAGTGAAACTAATATTTCTGTTTCAAGCACCAAAGGTTTTCCTAGTAAGTATGGTCTTTTAAAAATTGACGATGAAATCATTACATATACTGGAATAAGTGGAAGTACCTTTACAGGATGTATTCGTGGTTTTAGTGGAGTTACAAGTTACCATCAAGAATTAAATAAGGAAGAATTAATATTTTCATCATCATCTGCGGCACAGCATTCAAGTAATACTAGTGTACAAAATTTAAGTTCTCTATTCTTAAAGGAATTTTATAAAAAGTTAAAGTATACAATTTCGCCAGGACTAGAAAATGCAGATTTTACTAGTGAGTTAAATGTAGGTAGTTTTTTATCTAAAATTAATGATTTTTATTCTGCAAAAGGTACGGATGATTCTATTAGAATCCTCTTTAACGTACTTTATAATGAGACACCAAAAGTCATAAACTTAGAAGATTACTTACTTAAACCATCATATTCCGATTATCAAAAAGAAGAAGTAGCAATTATAGAAAAAATATCTGGAGAAAATCCATTAAACTTAAGTGGCCAAACCATCAAAAAGTTTAATGATGATTCTACTAGTGCTGCTGTATCTTCCGTAGAACCATTTGTAAGAAATTTAAAACAATTTTATAAGTTAAATTTATTTGTAGGAAATAGTGAATTTTCTGCAATAGAAGGAAATTTCACTATTACACCAAGCACAAAAACAACTAATACATCAAGTGTATCTTCATCTGTAATTACTGTAGATTCTACTATTGGATTCCCAGAGAGTGGAACCTTATATATTGGAAATAATAAAGTTACATATACAAATAAATCTGTCAATCAATTTTTAGGATGTTCTGGAATTGAAGAAGAAGTAGTTAAAAACTCTTTGGTTAGAAATGATGAAATTTATTATGGTTATGAAAATGGAGATCTAACTAAAAAAGTAGAATTTAGAATTCTTGGAGTTTTATCTGATTTTTCATCCACAACAGAAAATGTAAGTGTATATGAAAATGACATAATAACACTTAGAAATTTGGGAGATAACATCAAAAATCCTTCAGAAAAAACTTATAAAGAAATTTTTGCAAATTCTTGGATTTATAATACATCTGCAAGATACAAAGTTTTATCTGTAGGTTCTAATTATCTTTTAGGAAGCACTATCGATAGGTCTAGTTTGAAGGTTGGGGACAGAGTAGAGCTCCTAGAAAGAGATACTGATATTTTAGTGTCTGAAAGTAATGATCCTCATATTTCTGAAATATCATTTAATACCGTAAAGATACAGGGAACTTTTGCCACAGTTTCTGGTAAAGAATATGATTTAAGAAGAAAAGTTAATACGGCGTACAGCTCTGGAGTTTCTATTGAATATGGAAACGATAAAATAACCTCAGATATCCAAAATTTATATAGTGATGGGGATGAATATGCATATATTGCTTCAAATTCTCTACCATCTGGAGTTATTGCTGGATTTACATATCCTTACAGATATAATATAACTACAAATATCAAAAAAAGTTCTATATCATCAGTATCATCTTTATTTGATTTTGATGGATCTTTATGGAACACCATTGGTTTTTCAGATTCAGCCCCATTTTTAACTGGAGATAAGATTTACTACCAACCATCAGGAGAACCTCTATCTGGGTTGAGTACTGGAACTTATTATGTTGAAGTTCTACAAGACAATAAAAAAATTAGATTGTATTACAGTCAAGCGTCTATTGATGGATCTTCTTACATTAAATTTGGATCATCTTCTCCTTTTGGAACTCATGATTTTACATTATTTTCCCAAAGAGATGAGGAAATCGGAGTTCAAAAAATATTTAAAAAATTCCCATTAGAGAAAAATATTAAATCTCCTGGAGAAGAAACAACTCCTGGTTCTACAGGAATGTTGATAAATGGTGTAGAAATTTCAAACTACAAATCATTTGATAAAGTTTATTATGGTCCACTAGATTCCATTGATGTTTTATTTGGTGGAGAAGGATATGATGTTATAAATTTACCACTCATAGATATTTCATCAGGAGTTACTGCAGCAGCTGCACAACCAGTTATTAGTGGTTCTATTGTTGATATTTCTGTAGGTGAGCAAAACTATGACATCGAAAAAATATTATCTGTAGACATTTCTGGAGGAAATGGGACAGGAGCAGTAATAGAACCTATTGTATCCAGAAGAGGAAGAACTATATCATTTGATGGAAGAACCATAGAGAATGGAGGTGGAATTAGTACAACAGGAAATAGAGTAGTATTTTTAGATGATCACAATTTAAATAATGGTGAAGAAATAATCTACAACTCAAATGGTAATACAGAGATTCCTATCGATTCTGCAGAATCTGTAAAACTCGTAAACAGTTCTTCTTACTATGTAAGAGTAGAAAATAATACTACAGTATCTCTTTTCGAAACACTAGAAGATTATAATTCAAACACAAATATTGTTGGATTTACTACAGGATCTTCGGGTACTCATAAATTTACTACAGCTTCCCTTAAAAATACTATATCTGAGATTAAAGTACTAGATGGTGGAAGTGGATATACAAACAGAAAATTGATTGTAAAATCGTCTGGTGTATCTACTACAACCAACTCTATCAATTTTCCAAATCACGGGTTCAAAACTGGTGAGTTGGTAGATTATTCTTTTGAAACATCGGGAATAACCGGTCTTTCAACATCAAAACAATATTATGTTTTAAAAGTAGATGATAATTCTTTTAGACTTTGCGATGCTGGAGTTGGTGGGACCAGTACTGTAGATTATGATTCATTATACTATACAAATTTGGAAAGTGTTGGATCTGGATATCAATACTTTAGTTATCCACCAATATCAGTTTCAATAAGATACAATCCTGTAGGATTTGGAACTTCTACTCAAACGTATGAAGAAATTGCACTAACACCATCTGTAAGAGGTAGAATAGAACAGGTTTATGTGTATGATGGAGGCACTGGTTATGGATCTACAATTTTAAACTATCAAAAGAATCCAACAGTAACTATTAAAAATGGAAAAAGTGCTTCATTGGTTCCAAATATTTCCAATGGACAAATAGTTTCTGTAAATGTGAATTATGGTGGATTGGAATATTATTCTTCCCCAGATTTAGTAGTTTATGATCCCACCAACGCTGGTTCTGGAGCTAAATTAAAAGCATCAATTAATAATGGTATAATAACAAGTGTAAAAGTAGAATCCACTGGTATTGGATATTCATCATCTTCTACTATAAAAGTAATTCCTGCAGGATCTAATGCATCATTACGTCCTAGCGTTAGACAACTTACAATAAATGCCAATTTTAAATATGGAAGTGAACTTTTATCGCAAACAGATGTTGATAAATTAAAATATAGTGTTATTGGATATTTTGATAACCTTAGAAGTTCTTTTTCAGAAAGTGCAGATATTGCAAATCCTTCTATTTCGGGAATAATTGGTTGGGCATACGACGGAAATCCAATATATGGTCCATTTGGATATGCAGATCAAGAAAATACTG